TATGGCCCGTGTAACCACTATCCTTAACTCAGAACAGTGCGGGTACGATGAGCCTGTTATCGCAGAGCTCATAATGAAGCATATGCCAGACTGGAGACGTGTTCTTAACGAACTACAAAGGTATTCTTTATCTGGTAATATCGATTCAGGTATATTGGTTAATATACAAGAGGTATCGCTAAACAATTTAATGTCAGCGATGAAGGACAAAAACTTTAAACAAATGAGACAATGGGTAACCGATAACATTGATGTGGAACCTGCAGCTCTATTTAGGAAAATATATGACAATATGTATGAGTATGTAGAACCACAAAGTATTCCACAACTAGTGCTCATATTGGCTGACTATCAATACAAGAATAGTTTTGTGGCCGACCATGAACTAAATATGGTTGCGTGTTGTACAGAAATTATGGCAGGAGTAAATTTCAAATGAAAAAGTTTATGAACCTACCATGGGACGACCAAATCATAGAAAAGGAACTTATTGATTATCGCTGGGAAATAGTAACAGTACACTTTGAAAATTCAAAGGAAAGATTCAGAGCTATGAAAATAGATGATAGTGAAACCATTATTAAAGAATCTATGCATGACACAAAGGAAATGGCTGAGGCCTATATTGCCCAACAATCATGAGTCCTTTTGAATACCTAAATGATATTACCTATGCCAAAAAAGGCATAATGGTTGATGATATTGCTGAAAAGGAATATAACGCATTTATCATTAACCGTGGGTTATCAATGTACCCAGACACAATTCTCTTTGCAAACGAGATGAATATTCACCATAGTGTAGACCATCGGCTTCAGTACGATTTTTTTATAAATATAATTAGGAAGAAGAAAAGGTGGTCGAAGTGGATTAAAGCACAGGAGATTACCAATATTGAACTAATTAAAGAATATTATGGATATAGCAATGAAAAGGCTAAATCTGTTTTATCATTATTCGGCCCAGAACAATTGGCCGATTTGAAACAAAGGATTTACAAAGGTGGAAAAAGAAAATAAAGAAATCAAAAACTGGCAACCAACTGACATGTTGGAATGCTCACTCAACGAACCAGACGACTTTTTAAAGATAAGGGAAACCCTTACCAGAATTGGAGTAGCGTCTAGGAAAGACCAAAAACTATATCAGTCTTGTCATATATTACATAAGCAAGGCAGATACTTTATAGTACATTTTAAAGAACTATTTTTATTAGATGGGAAACCAAGTAACTTGGTGGACAATGATTTAGAGAGAAGGAACACAATCGCGACATTACTTGCAGACTGGGGATTAATTAATATATTAAAATCAGCTCAAGCGCAGCCATTGGCTCCATTAAGACAAATTAAAGTAATTCCATTTAAGGAAAAAGGTCAGTGGGAATTGTGTCCGAAATATAATATCGGTAACACAACTAAAGATTAAGCTATTGTTTTCTTAACAACCTTGTTTAATCTACCGCATTTCATAAATTTATGAAATTTTTTAAAATAATTTTTTATTAAATTCATATTATTATTTATACATACTAGGCAATCTTTTTGTATAAATAACAACGGAATTGCCCATTAGGGGATTCCAAATTAACCTTGCTAAACATATAGGAGGAAACAAAATGGTAGTAAGAAATAACTTGAACGTACCGCGTTCATTATTCGTAGGATTTGACACTCTGTTTGAAGACCTGGAAAGGATTCATTCAAGTGCTAGGTCTAATAATAATAATTATCCACCCCACAATGTGGTCAAGATAGATGAGGAGAAATTCCTAATTGAATTGGCTGTGGCTGGATTCACCGAAGATAATATTAATATCGACCTTAAGGACGGTATTCTTAAAGTAAAAGGTGAAGTGGAAAACGATGAACGTGAATACGCTTATAAAGGCATTTCTAGCCGCAAATTTGAGAAGAGCTTCCGCCTCTCAGAATTTGTAGTTATAGACGGTGCTGATTTGAAGGATGGGATACTAGTGGTTTACGCCAGAGTAGAACTTCCAGAAGAGAAGCGTCCTAGGAAGATCGAATTAGGGTCTGCTGGGGAATCAAAGAAGAAAGAATACCTGAAAGGGTAAACTAGTGAGCAGCGAAAACTCAGTAGATATATTTTTAAAATATTTACTGGAGAACAACATGAAACATATAGCCCATTTTATGGAAAAATATGATGACGTTGCCGAGGCCTTAAAAACAGCTGCATTAGCTATAATAACAACAGGATTAATCTTAGGATTAGCCCCAGCGTTAATGATAGCTCAAGCGTCTAATTTTTAAGACTCATTGACAAATAATCATGCGGGGGTAAGAAATTACCCCCAACCTTTTTAACAAATACCTATTTACATCATAGTGAAAGTATGGTATAATATACATTATGAACTTTTATACAAACATATCCCGCTACGGTAATTCCCTCCTCTATCGAGGTTACGAAAATGGGAAGAAGATATCCAAGCGAATTAAATTTAAACCAAAACTTTTTGTGTCAACGCCAAAAGGCGATTGGAAATCTATCGATGGTGTGCAATGTGCTCCAATCGAATTTGATTCCATGCGTGATGCCAAAAATTGGATAGAAGAAAACAAACACACAGCAGGTCGCCAAATCTTTGGTAATGACCGATATATACCTGCATTTATAAACGAAGAATTTCCAGGCCAGATAGAATACAATCGTAATCAAATTAATGTTACGACAATTGATATTGAGGTCCAATCAGATGAAGGTTTTCCACACCCGGACACAGCAAGTTATCCTGTAACTGCTATCTGTATTAAAAATAATATTGATAACACATATTATGTTTGGGGTTGTGGCGATTACAATGTATCGGAATCAGTAATGAGAACCAATCGCGTAATATACAAGAAGTGCGAATCAGAATTGGAACTATTTCAATTGTTTCTAGCACATTGGGCAACTCCTAGTAATACACCAGATGTAATTACTGGTTGGAATGTTCGCTTCTTTGATATACCTTATATTATCAATAGGTCAATTAAAATACTAGGCGAGGACCTTACTAAGAAATTCAGTCCATGGAATATGATTGAACCAGGCACAGTCCGTAGAATCAACAGAACAGAAGCAGTATATGAACTGAAGGGTATCAATACAGCTGACTACTTAGAACTATTCCAAAAATATACTTATTCGGCTCAGGAATCTTATCGTCTTGACCATATTGCCAATGTAATACTAGGCGATAAAAAACTATCTTATGAAGAACATGGTTCTTTATTTGACCTATACAAAAATGATTACCAAAAATTCATTGATTATAATATCAAGGACGTGGAGTTGGTTGACCGATTAGAAGAAAAGATGGGATTAATCACACTGATGATGACCATGGCTTATAAAGGCGGTGTAAACTACATGGATACATTTGGCGTAACAGCGATATGGGAAACAATTATATATCGTCATTTATATGCACAAAAAGTTGCCATACCATTTTACGAAGAAAAAATCAAATCAGATTACCCTGGTGGTTATGTAAAAGACCCAATGGTTGGAATGCATGACAATGTGGTATCATTCGATTTAAATTCACTATATCCATCTTTGATTATGCAATACAATATGTCGACCGAAACAATTGCTGAAGGTATGATTGCTCAAATAGATGTTGAGAAAATACTGAATGGCCAAAACTTTGATAATAAAGGATTTTCGGTAGGTGCAAATGGTCAATGTTTTAATACAAAAACAAAAGGCGTAATGCCTAAACTAGTGGACAGTATGTATGCTGACCGTGTGACCATAAAACAAGATATGATTTCTGCACAAAAAGAACTACAGGTAATCGATAAAACAGATAAACAAAAATTATGGGATATCGAACGAAGAATATCGGTTGCCGAAAACGAACAGATGGCAATTAAAATTCTCTTAAACAGTTTATATGGTGCTTTAGGTAACAGGTATTTCCGTTTCTTCGACCAAAGAATTGCAGAGGCAATTACATTATCTGGTCAGCTCACAATTCGTTGGGCCGAAGTCGCCATCAATAAATACCTTAACAGTATACTAAAAACAAACAATAAAGATTATGTTATTGCTATTGATACTGATTCGCTATATGTTACCCTTGATGATTTAATAAAGGCCGTCAATCCAGAGGACCCTATTAATTTTATGGATAAAGTATCTCAGGACAAACTAGAACCTGTATTGGAAAAAGCTTATAATAAATTGTATGGCCTAATGGGTGGCATCGAAAATCGTATGGTTATGAAACGAGAAGCCATCGCCGACCGTGCAATCTGGACAGCCAAGAAAAGATATATCCTAAATGTACATGATAACGAAGGGGTTCGATATTCAGAACCTAAACTAAAAATCATGGGCATTGAGGCAATCAAATCATCTACTCCAGCTAGTTGCCGTGACGCACTTAAGGAATTATTTAAGGTTATAATGCAAGGTAGTGAACGACAAACACAAATTGCAATTGAACAATTCAAAACATATTATTTTACATTACCAGCGCATGACATTGCATTCCCTAGGGGTGTATCAAAGGTTGCTGATTATAGTTCACAGGAAACTATATATCGTAAAGGCAGTCCAATCCATGTCAGGGCCGCATTATTGCATAACAAACAGCTTAAGGTCCACGGCCTAACTCGTAAATACGAACCAATTAAGAATGGAGATAAAATTAAATTTATCTATCTTAAACAACCAAATCCTATACATGAAAATGTGATTGGCTTTACTCAATATCTGCCTAAGGAATTTGGACTAAATAACTATATAGACTATGAAACTCAGTTCCAAAAAACTTTCCTAGACCCTATTGAACATATTCTGAAAGCCGTAGGTTGGTCCTCAGAAGAAGTTCAATCTTTGGAAGATTTTTTTGGCTAAGGGGTTTACAAATAGGACTAAATATAGTATAATATACCAATATGGAGAAAAATATGGAATTAATTAGATTATCCTCAGGTGAGGAAGTAATAGGAAAGGTTACCGATAACGGTGATTCAATTACTATTAAGGATGGCTATTCTTTGCTACCAGCAGGGGAAGGTCGAATAGGGTTTATGCCTTTTATGTCTTATACAAAGGCAAGTGAAGGTATTACCATTGATAAAAAGTTTATTGTGTTTGTAGTAGAGCCAATTGAATCTTTAATTGACCAGGTCAGACAAATGGATTCAGGAATTGTAGCTAATACTGGAAGCAAAATTATATCATAATGCAGTCAAAATATCCAATATACATTATCAGTAAAGGTAGAGCCGACTCTAGGCTAACCGTTAAATCTATGGAAGAGATTGGGGCAATGTATCGCGTTGTTATTGAGGAATCAGAATATGATGCTTATGCTGCAGTCATTCCAAAAGAGAATATATTAACACTACCTGAAGGATTCAGAGAAGACCCGAGATATGCTAGAAGATGCGAAGTCACGGGACATTTAGGTGGTTCAATACCGGTTCGTAACTGGGTATGGGAACATTCTATTAATGAGGGTCATAAAAGACATTGGATACTAGATGATAATATCCAACACTTTTATCGCTTACATAAAAACAAAAAAGTTCCTATGACCACACCAACAGGGTTTAGAGCATGTGAGGATTTTGCAGACAGATATACTGATGTAAAAATGTTTGGTATGAATTATGCATTCTTTGCTCCTTCTACAACCAAACGACCACCATATTATCACAATACTAGAGTTTACAGCTGTATATGTTTATCAAATGATATATACCCAGACCTATATTGGAGAGGACAATACAATGAGGATACTGATTTATCTCTGCGTGTAATGAAAGCAGGTTATCACACATTCTTGTTTAATGCCTTCTTATGTGGCAAAGTCGCAAGTATGACCATGAAAGGTGGTAATACAGAAGAGGTATACAATATTGAAAAAGTAGGTGGTGTTCAGGACAGAAAAGGCAGTGAAGGCTTTGATAACAGAATGGTATTTGCCCAATCACTTAAAGACCAACACCCAGATGTAGTTGATGTGACCCAGAAATGGGGAAGGTATCACCACCATGTTAATTATAGGGAATTCCAAAAAGGTATAAAGCCAACATTTAAAGAAGGACTAAATATACCTAAAGGGCCAGATAATTATGGCTTAAAACTAGTTAGACTCAAGGAGAAACAAAAATGAGAAATAATAAAACTTTAAATTACCAACCCGAAAACTTATTTGTAGTAACAGGACAAGAGGAAGAAAAGACTGCCCACGATTGGGACGGTATGCCAGAATTTGACCAACCAGAAGCTGAGGCATGGAAAGTGTTAAAAGTAAGATTTCGTAACGAAGAAGATTTAAGAAACTTCGCCGAAACAATTG